CTGCGGTGGCTCCGAGGGGCGTGGCAGGAGAAGCCGGAGTTGGTGTCTACTACATCAAAGAGATCTATTACTGCTCGGCATCGAACATTGCACCGGCAAGTCCCACATCCGCATCGGACATCCATACAGGCGGTGGTGATGTCTACGAGCAGTGGTCAGACACCATCCCGACATGGACGGAGACCTACCAGTACTACTTCGTCTGTAACGAGACCCAGTACACGGATGGCACGACCGAGTGGTCGGATGCGATATTCCAGTCAGCTCTGACACAGGCGAACAAGACTGCGAGTGATGCTGACCAAAAGGCTGACGGAGCGCAGACCTCTGCGGATGCCGCCATTGAAGGGGCGCAGACCGCAAACGGCAAGGTTGACGAGCTTTCAGGCGAAGTGTTTGACCTCAACAACTACATCACTGTCCAAATCATCCCAAGGATAACTGCCATCGATGACCCGAATAACGGAGATTTGGTGAAGCTTGCTGCCGACATCAACGAAACGGCTGCCTTGATGGACGAGGTCAAGACTGACTTCTACAACTTCACGAACGGGGCATTGTTCCAGCAGTTCTATGTGGACGATGCAGGTGTGCATACCACGTTCCAAAGGGAGACCTCGGAAGGTTCCGGCGTGTATGACACGGGCGAGATTCTGAACGATGGTCAGAGCATCAAGTTCATCATCAACGGGGATTTGCAGGCTCAGATCAACAGCAAAGGCTTCATCTTCCGGTTCGGTATTCTGACCACGGCATTACAGATAGGTAATGATACGGACGAGGTCGGAGGCACATGGACATGGATTAAGGCTGAGTCGGGGCATTTCCGTTTGGTCTACAAGGGTTCGACAGGGCCTTCGGGCAGTAACATAGTCGGCTCCGCAATAGTCGGCACCGCAACTGCGGGATAAGGAGATAGATATGGCGCACACTAACAACACATGGCAGACGGGTGACACGATAACGGCTACCAAACTGAACAACATGGAAGTGGCATACGCTACGCTGAACACTTCCACGAAGCAACTGGACATGACCTACGCTCAGATTTTCAACGCCATGAAGGCTGGCAAGAGAGTATATGTCTACTGCGACACCTCTGGCTCCAGTTGGGAATCGGACTTCTCGAATTACATATATATTTCAGAGATATTCAAGGTCCAGAAATATAACACAGTCTACAGGGTTTACGCACATGGTGTTGGGCTTAACACTATCGGAAGCACGAGTCCTGCCGGTCTGCCCGGAGTCATGACATTCACTGCCACTGGCACGAGCGCATACCCCGTCTATGCCATGACGGCGTATGTCAGCAGCAACTACGTTGTCAGCGACACATCAATAGGGTGATTATGGTTTACCTCGTCTATGGTGCGCCGTGTTCCGGCAAAAGCACTTATATAAAGGAACACATGACCTACAGTGATGTGGTCTGCGATGTAGACCTCATCTATCAAGCCATCAGTGGGAACGACCCCCACGATGCCGACCTGTATGTGCATGAGATGGCACTGAAGCTGTACGACTCGCTCCTCGACATGGTACGGGAGCGTGAAGGCGGTTTCAAGGATGCGTATGTTGTGTCGATAGCAAGCACGGATGCGGAAGTCAAAAGTGCAATGGACAGGGTACGGGCAGACAAGGCAGTGTTCATGGACACGCCGAAAGAGGTCTGTTTGCAGAGAGCCGATGAGAGGAAGGATGCGGAAGCGTTCAAGTTCCTCATCGAGGAATGGTTTACTACACGGGGGAATAACTAATGCCTACAATTCCTGCTTCGGGATGGTCGCCAAGCACAGGTACATCTGGAAGTTACTATAGAGCCAGGGTTGACTACACGGAATCTGTCGATGTCGCAAGTAACAGTTCGACAGTAACCTGGTATTTCCGTATATGGGCAACGCAGGAAGGTTCACAGTCACAGTACCATTACAGTAACGGAAACACTGTACAGGTCACGATCAATGGCTCGACCTCGACCACATACCCTGCGGTTGACCTGCGAGGCACAAGTCAGAGCAGTCCGTACCTATTGGCTTCCGGCACGAGAACGATACAGCATGACAGTACAACAGGAACCGCCACGTTACAGGTTACTGCGACCTATACCGCTCCTTCTGCGGCAACAGCACTCGGTTCCATCACTGTCAATGGTTCTGCGGCACTGACAACCATCCCAAGGGTGCCTGCGGTGACAGGCACGGATGCGAACATCGGCTCAAGCACGACCATCAAGTGGACACCGAACGCAACTGCACACTGCTTCCGATTGCATCTGTCATGCGGTAACTGGTCTTCTGATGTAACGAGCATAGCCCCAAACAGGACAACTGAATATTCCTATTCCTACTCGATTCCCACGGCGGTAGCGAATCAGATAACAACCGGCAACACGGGTGCGTTGACCATCGTGCTTGAGGCGTTCACGGACAGCACGTATGCGACCTCGATGGGGACGAGCAGCACGAGCATCACAGTCACTGTTCCGAGTTCGTCCACGTACAATCCGACTGCCGGTCTCAGCGTGACTCGGATTAACGGTTTCGGATCGTACAACCTCACGAACAGGACTACCTTTGGGGTCAGCATCACGGCTACCGCAGCTGCTTCGGCAACGCTGTCCTTCACGTTCGCAGTAACTGCCCCGAATGGTTCGGTTGTATACACTGCAAGCGGAACCTCTTCGACTACTGTATCGATAGGGCCGTTCACTGCGGCAGGCACATACGGACTGGCTCTGACAGTGACAGACAGCCGAGGACGGACGGCTTCCACGAACACGACAGTGGATGTGACGGCGTATTCAGTTCCGACCATCACAGGAGCGGTCACAAGGGGTACCGGCACAGGAAGTAACTTCACGCCCGATGAGTCCTCCGGCACAGTGGCGAGAGTGACTTACACAGTCTCGTACACGAATCTGACTGGAAACTCCCTGTCGGTAGGCGTGGGCAAGGAAGGCGAGACCCCTACCACATTCGCTACACAGACAGGCGTGGCGTACGTTACGAACTGTGACATTGCCACCTCGTACACGTTCGTCATCTCTGCGTACGACACAGTGCTTGGTTCATCGAACCCTGTGACCTTCACGCTCCACCTGGGAGTGGCTGCATACCCAATCGACTTCAAGGAAGATGCGACCGGCATGGCTATCCACGGGGTAGCGACACGGAGCGGTTCATTGCAGGTCGGGTGGAACCTCGACATAGAGAGCGGTCACATTCTGAGGCTTTGGGACGATTCCGGTCACTGTCGGGTGACCTTGGACAACATAAACGGGCTAGTCTTCTACAACGCAGCGGGCGGGGTAGATAAGTCGTACCCAGCTTCATAAAGGAGAGATGCGTATGAGTGCAGAATTATCGACAGCGATTTATGTGGCAGTGATTACCGGGGCGTTTTCCGTAATAGGGAATCTGATAATTGCACACGTTCAGAATAAGGCGAACCGAACAGACAGAGCCGTGCGTGACCAGCAGATAGATGACCAGATCCAAGACATCAGGACAAGGCTGGACGAGCATAATAATTATGGAAAGAAATGGTCAGAGTCTACCGAGCGCATGGCGAACATCGAGAAGGATGTTGCGGTCATCAAAACGGATATAGAATGGCTCAGAAAGGAGACCGAAAAATGAGTGTCAAAGAGTTATGGCAGACATTCTTATCATCGAACGACTGGAGATGGAGAATGGCCCGTACCATCGTACAGGGCATCATAGGCGTTGTTCTCGCCAACATCGACCTGATCGTTGGCTCATTTGTCATCGACCCACTCTGGAAGGGCATCATCGTGGCATCGTCCATGACCTTCCTCTCGCCTATCATGGCAGAACTTGGGAAGCATAATGAAGAGGTGAATGCATGAAGAGTGTAATGATACACGCACAGTATAATGAACTGCCTCCGATTCCGCTCGGTGTACGGGGTGAGAACGAGGTAAGCGAAATTGTCTTTGACTATTCTTCATGGGCAGCTGATCTCGGCGAGGGCACAGTAACTCTTTATGTGAAGAGGCCTGTCGATTCCACGGCGTACCCCGTGGTGGTGGAGCAGGATTACTCGGCGCACACGGCGAAATGGACAGTCTCCGCAACGGATACAGCCTACAAGGGGCAGGGCGAAATCGAGTGGGTATATACTCTCGATGAGCAGATTGCAAAGAGTTATGTCATGCGGACTGTGGTGGTTCGTGACATCGGCAATCCGGCGTCCACACCCCCGGACCCCTATGAGGACTGGCTCGACACCTTAACGGCACTCGGTGCGGTCACTGAGGCAAATGCACATGCAGCCGAGGTCGCACAGGAGAAAGCAGAGGAAGCCCAGGCCCTTGCTGAACAGGCTGCAAGGGATGTAGGCACTTCTGCTTCAGATGCAGCTGAATCGGAACGGAATGCAGCTCAGAGTGCGAGCGATGCAGCCGATTCTGCATCTTCTGCGAGTGGCTCTGCTGCAGATGCCCTTGCAAGCGAACAGGCAGCTGCCCAAAGTGAAACCAACGCATCAACTGCAGCTGACAGGGCAGAGGCTGCTGCAAGCCATAACCCAATTATCGGCAACAATGGCAACTGGTTCATTTGGGATGCAGACGAAGGTAATTATGTCGATTCGGGCGAGCCTTCACAGGGCCAACAGGGTCCGGGGGCAACGATAGCTGTTGGCACCACGACCACAGGCGAGCCAGGGACAAATGCAAATGTAACCAACAGCGGAACATCCAGCGCAGCAGTGCTAAACTTCACTATCCCGAAGGGTGCGAAGGGAGACCCTGGTGCGACAGGTAACGGCATAGCATCTATTGCGAAGACAGGCACCAGTGGGCTGGTAGATACTTACACCATTACCTTCACCAATGGAGACACGACCACATTCACTGTCACGAATGGTGCGTCCGGGGGCGGTCTGTCCGAGGATGCCAAAGCCGCTTTGTTAGCTTGCTTTGCAAAGGTCGCTTGGATCGATGCTCACGGACAGGACTACTACGATGCTCTAGAGGATGCTCTATATCCCGACATGCAGCTGGATTATATCGATGCGGTCTATACACAGACCGGGGCGGTGTATCCGACTGATTCCCTCACCAGCCTAAAGGACGATTTGGTCGTTACCGCACATTACACTAATGGATCTACCAGGATTGTCACGGACTATACGCTCTCTGGTACGCTTGATGTAGGCACAAGCACCATAACAGTATCGTATGGTGGCGAAACAGACACGTTTAGCGTTTTGGTGATGGGGGTCGTATCCATCTCTGCGGTATATACGCAGAGCGGGGCAGTACATCCTACCGATAGTCTTGATAGCCTCAAGTCAGACCTCATTGTAACTGCGACATGGAGTGACACGACACAGACAACTGTCCCATCAGCGGACTATACCCTTTCCGGGACGCTTGCAGTTGGTACAAGCACCATCACTGCTTCGTATGAAGGACAGACCGATACCTTTACTGTTACTGTTACAGCTCCGGCGGTGGTCACCTCTATTTCAGCTGTTTACACGCAGGTCGGACGAGTATACACGACCGACAGCCTTGACAGCCTCAAAGCCAACCTCGTTGTTACCGCAACATGGAGCGATTCGTCTGTAACGACTGTCCCCGGAACGGATTATACGCTGTCCGGCACGCTTGAGTTCGGAGTCAGCACCATCACTGTTACTTATGAAAGCCTTACTACTACCTTCACAGTCAATGTCAGCCCTGCGCTTCCCACGGGATACACATTATACGATTATGTGCAGACAGACGGGACGCAGTACATCAGCAGTGGCTTGAATGAGGTAGACCTTGACGGATGTGGGTTCCAGTATAAAGCATGCGTAACCGGGTATCCGTCTTCCGGGACTAACTACAAGGCCGGACATGTGTTTAGCTCAAAGGGTTATTATGTCGGATTCCTGCGGTCTCAGTACAACTCCAGTGACCCAACCTCTCCGCTCCATGACATTATCGCTAAGAGGAAATTTGTAGAAAAGGCCGAAACATACGATTGGGTTTTGAACCATGACTATGTTATAGACAGCTTTAGGTCGGATGCGCCAAGAAGCGTTAGCGTTGACGACGTGCTTATAATGACCCTCGCAAATGGCAGTGTGGCACCATCCGCGAGCTACTACTACACCTTCTTTACATATGGGGACACGCCAAACGATACGAAATTCCGGTTTATCGGTCGCTTGTACTACTTCAAGATATTCGACTCTTCCGATAATCTGATCCATCTGTATGTACCGGCAACTAACAGTTCAAACGTGGCTGGTCTGTACGATACTGTCGGAGAGGCATTCTATTCGAGTGCTACCAGCTCGCCGCTTGCGGTAGGAAATCTGTGAGGTGACTTATGATTTACGATATAAACGGAGATATCATTGCGGATGCGGAGAAGAAGGGAAGTATAAGCTTTACCACGACATGGTCGGGGAGCGGCCCGTACACTCAGGCAGTGACAGTGACCGGAGAAACAGTCACGGCGAACTCAAAGGTTGACCTGCAGCCGGATGCTGCAGCACTGGCTCAGTTAGTCGCAGACGGAGTGGATGCGTTGTTCATCACAAATAACAACGGCACTCTTACTGCAACGGCTGTGGGTGGCAGCATCAGTACCGCACTGACGATTCAGTGCACAGTTAGCGAGGTGGTATCATGAGCATAATCGGCGAGGCATTACTGGTCGGCGGGTCTTCTTCCGTGGGGAATGATGTCATCTTCTACGACTATGACGGCACGATTGTAAGGTCATATTCAAAAGCGGAATTCCTCAGTCTGTCTGCAATGCCGTCAAACCCAAGTCATACGGGATTAACCGCCCAGGGTTGGAACTGGTCGCTGTCCGATGCAAAAACCTATGTGGCTGCTTATGACAGGTTGAACATCGGGCAGATGTACATCACAGACGATGGGAAGACACGAATCTATGTCCGCATTGAAGCGGGTCAGCGTGATTGGGGCGTCGGCTTCGAGTTAAACGGAACTGTAACCATTGATTGGGGAGACCAAAGCACCCCAGACACAGCGACAGCGACATATAATGATGGGATGGGGTGGCCGTGGCACACATATAGTGCACCTGGCGATTATGTCGTTTCGATAGATGTTACCGGGGAGTTTAGATTTGGCGAAGGCAGTTTCAGCCCGGATATGTCGACTGCACTGAATACATCAGTTACCAAAATAGAGATAGGGGACAACTGCAATGTTGAGGGTAACGGCGCATTCTGTTATTGTGGGCGATTGTCTTCTATTACTATCCCGATGGGGGCTGAAGAGTTCCCTTATATGACATTTTTCTGTTGCTACTCCCTTCGCTATATTACGATTCCTACTGGAGTGCAATATCTTGGGGAATCGGTATTTTGGGCCTGTTATTCCCTTGAAACGATTTCAATGCCTAATACAGTGCAGGCACTTGGACATCAATGCTTTATTGATTGTTATTCGCTCAGATTCTTAACAATTCCAACCAGTATGCTGGGATTTGACAGTGGTGCGTTATCTGGATGCCACTCGCTCAACTATATTACGGACCTGAGCTTCCTGCAAGGCATTAATTCCGGCGCATTTGCGGGATGCAGAGCACTTAAATCTGTCTCTATTCCGTCTACAATAGAAGATTCTTGTTTTTCTGGCTGTACTACACTTGCCCGTGTCACTATTGGTGACGATAGGGGTAGCTTGATGACTCTGGGAACTAATATATTTTCGGATTGTGTCTCGCTTCGTTCTTTTACAATCCCGGACAGCGTGACATACATCGGAGAAGGTGCATTTGCCAGGAGCGGCATTGAAAGTATTACAATTCCAGCCAATGTGACTGGCATCGGCCCCGATGCATTTGCTTATACCAGTCTTGGCGAAATTCACTTTCTGCCAACAACGCCGCCGACAGCAGGTAATTATGCGTTTTCAGGCATTCCAGCGTACTGCGTCATCTATGTCCCAACTGGGAGCCTTTCGGCGTACACAAGTGCGTCAAACTACCCGCCAGCGAATACATACAGGTATATCGAAGAATAGAAGAGGTGATAATCTATGGTATATTTAGCGAGCTGCAACCATGACGAGGAAGGTCGGCTCGGTTGGGAAGGGAAGTCTAAGGCAGGCGACCAAACAGGTTCTGAGGTCGCAATCATGCCTTACACCACATGGAGTCCGTCTGTGTGGAAGGCTACCTACCGGGCCAAAGACCCGAAGGTCGCATGGCGTATCGGACAGGCAGGGATTCAGATGTGCCGGAATAACCACATCGGCTACGATCAGAGCCAGCGGTTGACTTTCTACAATGAAATGATGAAGACCGGCAACATCGACAAAATCACCACGGACTGCGAGACCGACTGTTCTGCCGGAACATGTGCTTGCATCATCATCGCAGGGTATTCCAACTTCACGAACTCGCTCAGAACCGCACAGTGGGATGCCTACATGAAGAGGGACGGAAGGTTCGAGTGCCTGTACGATGAGAAGTATACGCGCACCGACAAGTACCTGAAGACAGGCGACATCCTTCTCAAGGACGGGCATGTGGTCATCGTGGTTTCTGATGGTGACAGCGCAGAATACTACTCGCAGATTCCCCTGTATGTCCTCGTGGTCACAGGTTTCACCCCGGTCTACACGCAGCCGAGGGTCGGCAATGTCCTGAAGGGCCATTCCGCACTCGGCGCAGGCAACAAGGTCGATTACTGCGATGAAGCGAACGGCTTCTACTATGTCCGCATCATTGATCAATGGGGATGGATCCCGAAGGACAAGGCAGTCCGTGAAGTTCCCCTTCCTAAGATAAAGGTAGGGGACAAGGTCATCTTCCGTGGTGACAGGCTGTATGTCAGCGCAGGCGGTGGCGCATCCACTGTCGTGCCGGACTTCGAAGGGACTGTCAAAGCCATGATGGACAAGAACCAGTTCCCGTACCCGGTCTATGTCAGCTCCAGGAGCTATGACGGGTGGTGCAAGGAAGTAGACCTTCAGAGAATCAACTAGCGCATTGTCTCATTTCCTCCTTTCCGGTCTGCGCGGCTCTGCCAAGGGTTCTTTTTCCACTTTCTTCCCCTTGGTACCCGTGCAGGCTGGACAGGAATGGTGGGATGTGGTATAGTGTTAGACAGGCTTGGAGTGTGTTAATTACAAACAAACTACAAACAAAATCCTCAGAATTCACAGGTATTTCGCCATTCTTAGGAATACGCGAAATAGGTTTGACGATGTTGAAAACGTGAGGAATTCTAAGGTCTGAAGCGTCTAAAACATCGTTAAGCGGTGAAAAAGTCTAACAATCTACAAACAATCCGGCATGGCGTTTGGTTCTCAGCAAGGGCGGTTTCCGCACACTACTGTACCTAAGACTCGGTTCGATTCCGAGTACCATGCCGGATATTCAATTTAACCGAATCAATACTTTAACTTCTCCATCTCTAACTTTAAGAACTCTATGTCGAGGTGGGTGTACACCTTGTTCGTCACCCCTTCTGAAGCATGCCCAAGGATGCGCTTCCGTGCTTCTTCATTCATCCCGCACTCCATCGCCTGTGTTGCGAACGTGTGCCGTGTCTCATGCGGATTGTGATTGAATTCACTGTCGAGGTACAAACGGGCGGTCTCGTATGAGAAGTGGAACAGCTTGCCCTTCGTCTGCTTCAGCCTGTTCTCCACAACTGGACGGATGGCAGAGTGGATGGGGATGATTCGGTCTTTCCCTGCCTCGGTCTTGGAGCCGGTGCGGAAGTAACCATCGTCCAGATCCACCATGTCCACTGTGAGATTCAGACATTCATTTATCCTCATGCCGGAATAAAGTAAAATAAGGACTAAATCCCTTTTCTCTGATGAGTCGATATTCCATACCTTTTTTATCTCAGAATCCGTAAAAACCCTTTTTTTAGCCTTCGCAGAGGCATCTATGTGGGGTTTGGCGATGGCGCAGTAGTTCTTCTCTATTATGTCGTGGCGCATGGCGTAGTCGAAGGTCTGATTCATCAGCGTTCTGACGAAGTGTTTCACTGTCCGTGGGATGCTGTCTGAGTTGATGAATGACTCGATGTCGGATGCGCGGAAGGACACCATCTTCTTCCTCAGAATCGGCTTCAGATGCTTCTCGGTCGGAACGTATGACCGGGGCAGGCAATCCTCGCCGTACTTGTCCGCCTTCCATAACTCATAGACCTCTCCGAAGGTCGGCTCTTCTTTCCGGGTGAGGTTCTCAGGGGCCTTCGCCAAAGCTTCCATAGCATCCTTACGTGTGGGGTAGTAGCCTACTGTGGTATAAACCGGACGCGCCACATGCTTCTCGTCATCGTATACCTCTCCCGTCCTTCGCCGTGCTATCCACGGGTTCCTTCTGTTACCGCTCAACTTGTACACTGTACCGAAGTTGTTAGGCAGCCGTTTAAATGCCATGACTTTCCCCCTTTAGAACCCACTCAGCGAACGATTTTACCATTAACTGCTGTTCGGTGGACATTTTCCCCATGAGGTACAGAACTTCGCCCGGAACCCCCGTTGAGTCGGTCCATCCGAGCAAAAACTGCGGTGTCGTGCCGAGGGCATCAGCGATCCGAACCACCACATCGAGGCTCGGTTTCCACTGTCCCTTCTCGATCTGAGAGATTGATGCCTTGTTCGTGTACCCCAGTATCTCGCACAACTGTCCCTGAGTGATTCCGCGTTCCTTCCGTACCTTGCGTATCCTTTCACCTGTTGTCATGGTCAATCCCTCTGAGCCAGTCCCTGGATGAAGCCGACCGCCCTTGCTTGGTCGATTTCGGTCAACTTTCGGAAGTAAACTAAAAGCCTCTGTTCCGCATCAGTTATTCTTTTGTCATTTTCGATGTCTTCTTTGAATAGTTTATTCCCTTCTTCGTCTTCCCAACCCATGAGGTAAGCCGGAGAGGAATCTAGTGCGGACGATATCATTTCTAGTTTATCGCTTGGGATGTTCGTGATAATGTCGTTCTCGTATTTGTACATCAGTTGCTTGGACACACCGATTTTATCTGCGAGGTCTACTGACCGCATCCCCTTCCTTTCTCTCAATGCTACTATTTTTTCGCCCTTTGTCATGTTCCTATCACCATCCTCTCGATGTTTCTTTAACAAGAATTATACACTCAAAAATTTTATAAATCAACACAAAAAATATCTTGACAAGATACTTAATGTCTGATATAGTTACAGTAAACTTGGAGTTTACCGAGTCCGAATTCTCATACGGAAGGGGGTGTATGGATGGTAGATACTGCGAAACTGCGTGGCATCCTTGCCGAGCGAAATGTGTCTCAGACCAAGGCGGCCAAGGATATTGGTGTCACTCCGCAGACATTCTACAGGAAGATGAAAAACGGAGTTTTCGGCAGTGATGAGATTGCGACCATGATCAAGCTGTACGACATCAAAGACCCAATGTCTATTTTTTTTAAGCTAGAGTAAACTAAAAGTTTACCAAGAGGTTTACCCTATGAAACCAATATCAGTAAAGGAAGCCGCACAGGTGACGGGGTGGTCTGTACCATACATCCGCTCTGCCTGCAAAAGAGGGGTCATCGGTGACGGCTACAGTAACGGAAAAGGAAAGAGATATGCCTGCATCGTCAGCCCCGGAAGGTTGGCTGCGTTCATGGGCATCACAGGAGAGGAGCTGGAACATGCGGTGCGAATGGTGCGAGACCAAAACTTCCGTGACCTACATAATCCCGATAAGCCGTAAGGAAGACATGACAGTCTGTGAGGAGTGCCTGTGTGCGCTATCGACCTCAATCGACTACACGGACGAGGACAGGGTGGACATCTACTGCGACATGTGCGGTGAGGTCATCACGGATGAGTATGTCGAGTGCGATGACGGGACATGCCGGTGCATGACCTGCATCGAGGACACCAGGGACCACTGTGACGAGTTCGATGAGAGGTACAGCGAACTCATGGAGCGCGAAGCATACGAAAGGATGTGGGGATGATGAAGTTTACGAACGTGCTGCTTGCAATCGCACTGATCGTGGCAATCACGATGTACGGAGTGATGCTCCATCAGCATGATGTGGAAGCGGATATCATGGCAAAGACCATGACACAGGAACAGTGGAACAGTATCAAGTGAAAGGAGAATCTATGAACACTTATTACGTTATCGCACAGGTCAAGAAGTACCTGATTATGGAAATCAAGAAGGCCATCACTGACATCGAGAACGAGGAACACACGATGGACTACTACAAGGCAGAGGAGCGGCTCGATGTACTCCGGCGCGTTCTCATGGAGCTGAACTACTTCGAGGTCAATGCGGTGCTTGACATCAGGAAGGAGAGCTGATCGTGAACATCAAGGAATATAAGGTCGATATCGACAACATCAGCGTAAACCCGAAGTACCAGCGTCCGCTGAACGAGACATGGGTCAGGAAGCTCGTCAAGAATTATGACGATGCCAAGGTCAACCAGTTGATCCTGTCCGCTACCCCGGAAGGGAAGTATTACGTGGTCGATGGTCAGCACACTGTCGAAGCCACACGCCGAGTAAAGGGCGAACACGTTCTGCTTCCGGCGAAGGTCTTCTTCGGTCTGACCGAAAAGGAAGAAGCCGACCTGTTCTACACCTACAACACGGACAGGAAGGCACTGTCATCCAACGACAAGATCCGTGCGAGGCTTGTGCGTGGAGAAGCCGATGTGGTCGATTACTTTGATGCGCTTGACTACACAGGCATCAACTACTCGCTTACTCCGTCCACAACACAACTTTGCAACCATTCGACCTGTGTAAAGGTTTTTTCAGCGGTTCAGAGGAAAAGTGCACTTCTCGGAATGTCGTGCTTCCTCGATTCGGGGTACAAGAATGAGTCACTAATCCTTTCTGGCATGATGTTCTTCTTTGACAGGCAACCGGAAGCTGACGAAACCAGGCTCTCAAAGAAGCTGCGCAAAATCTCAGCAGATGAAATTAGGAGAACGAGCTTTGATGTCGGCGTTGGTGCAGGGTACTCTGTCACATCTTCTTTACATGGTTCAATTAGCACTTCTAGGCAGGTTCCGACATCTATTCGCATCATGGCGAAGACCATCGCCTACTTCTACAACAAGGGTCTTCAGAACAAAATCGACCTCGCAACGATCTGAGAAAGGAGCTGCCGTGATAGCAATCGGAATAGACCCAGGGAAGGGCGGTGCGATGTCCATCATCTACGAGGACGGCTCGACACAAAGCATCCCCTTTGATGAGAGCGACTACATCTACTACCTCGGTCAGTTGAAGGGCAAGGAGTGCTTCTGCATCCTTGAACGAGTAAATGCAATGCCCGGTCAGGGCGTGGTGAGCATGTTCACGTTCGGCATGAACTACGGATGGATCATGGGTGTCCTTGAGGCATTCGAGGTCCCGTTCCAGTTGGTCAGACCACAGGAATGGAAGAAGGCACTGGGCGTGACCAAGGACAAGAACACTTCCGTCCAGGTGGCGAAACGGATGTTCCCAAACGCACAACTGCTGAGAACCGAGCGGTCACGGAAGGACGATGACAACATCGCCGAGTCACTGCTGATGGCAGAGTACGCAAGGAGATTACATGGATGAAGCACCACTTTGATGTCGCAATCGCAACCAAATACGGAATGGTCGAAGCCGTCCTCTTGGAGAACCTGTTTTACTGGGTGAAGAAAAACTCTGCGAACGATCGGCATTTCTACGATGGGAAGTATTGGACATACAACTCACGGAAGGCATTCGCAAGGTTGTTCCCGTACATCGGAGAGAAGTCGATTGAGCGTTCTCTTAACCACCTCGTAGAGATAGGGATACTCTTGAAGGGAAACTACAACGAGGATAAATTCGACAAGACATCATGGTTCGCTTTCACAGAGTATGGCGAGTTGGTAATGTCGGATTCCGTTGAATTTTCCGATACAGACAATTTGTCTACATCGACAGGACAATTTGTCCAATCGATGGGACAGAATGTCCAATCTAATAATAATAACTATACAGATAGTAAACAGACAGATAATAAACCTAAACGAACGAAAGAAGGCACGAACTCGTCCTACGAATCCATCCTTGAGAGTTCGGATCTAGACGAGTCTGTGAAGCCGGTCGTTTGGGAGTTCATCAAGATGCGGAAGTTCATCAAGTCTCCCATGACCGACACCGCCCTGTCCCTCATGATTAACAAACTTAAAAAGATGGACAGTTCGCCGGAAGGCCAGATAGAGATTCTCAACCAAAGCATCAGCAACAGCTGGAAGGGGTTGTTCCCTCTGAAGGAAGACGGACGGAAGAACCAGGGGAACGGAAGGAATGACCACATCTTCGAGATGATAGACAGATTGGGGTTAGGCGATGACTAAGAACGATTACATGAGAATCATCAGCATTATCAGAAGCACGTATCGTGCAGACTGGCTCGACAACGAGGACATCCTCACCGCTTTCTTCAACTTCTGCCTACAGTACGATTACGAGACCTGCAAGGCAGCGGTCATCGACCTTGTCGAGAACGGCTCCGATGACGGGGTACCTGTCACACTTGCGGTAATTGAGAACAGGATCAGACGCGAAGCGGAGATTCGGAAGAAGCCGGTCATGACTTCAGGCACTACCTGTAAGTTCTGCGGTGGGCGTGGGTACACGCTGAAGACCTACCCTTCCGGCAGAGACTACCTCACACCCTGCAACTGCGCCATCGGAAGGGAGCGGTTCCCATCCTACTTTTGGACAGCCGAAGAGGAAGAGGAGTACTGGGACGAGAAGAAACGGCATGGCGTATCCAAACCACAGTACATCACGGCACCGCCGGAAGTCCACAGGCAGATGAAGTTTGACGAACGGGCCGCCGAGGTCTACGCACAGAGCATGAAGGAGCTTGCAAGTGGAGATTGAATTCATCGAGAAGGAACACAAATACATCGACCCGGAAGGGAACGAGATCCCGTCAGTGACGGAGATCCTGTCTATGATAAATTCCGGCTATGACAAGATAAACCCTGCGGTATTGGAACATGCCGCGATGCGCGGAACGCTCGTCCATGAGTGGTGCGAGATGTACGACTACGAATGCGCCGAGGAACAGGTGCCGTCCGAGCTGGAACCCTACTGCCGTGCGTACATGGATTTCGTCCGTGACTATAAACCGCAGTGGGACGGCATCGAGCAGATAGTGCATTTCAGTGCCGCTGAGTTCGGCGAAGGGTATGCCGGGACAGTGGACAGGATCGGCACGATAGACGGCAAGAGGTGCGTGGTGGACATTAAGACCATCAACTCGCCATCCACGAAAGACCATGTCAAGGTTTGCTGTCAGACAGCGGCTTACTCGATGGCAGGTGATGTGTGGGGAGAGCGTTACGCGCTGTACCTGAAGCCGGACGGAACATACAGGCTGTTGGACTGTAAGGAATACGAGAAGACGCATGGCTTTGACGGCTACCTGCTCTTCGGTCAGCTGTACGGCCTGTACTCAAAGATTAACGAGATAGGGGGAAGGAATGGGAAACGATAACGAATTTGAAAACGAGGAATACACAGAATTCATGAAGGCGGTGCTGAACGCAGTACAGGCAAGGGTCAACGGAGTTAACAAATATGTTGACCTGTACGCAGAAATGAAACAGATGGAAGACGCCGGGTTCAGCCACGATGAAGCGTTCACGCTGCTGATCACGTTCATCGAAACAGCGGCGAATATGTAAAGGAGAGGACGATGGAACTCATTGATTTGACCGGGCAGCGGTTCGGAAGGCTAACAGTTCTCAGAAGGGTTCACGGCAAATATTGGGAATGCTTATGTGATTGCGGGAATACTCGCGTTGTTAGCCGGGATCATCTTGGTAGAGACACGAACAGTTGCGGATGCCTTAGAAGAGAAGTATCAGCCACAAAGAACAAGAGGCATGGCGAGACAAAGACAAGGCTCTACAATCTATGGGTAACCATAAGGCAGAGATGCTCGAACCCAAATATCCCAGAAAGCCATATCTATCATGACAGGAGCATTTCCGTATGCGATGAGTGGCAAACATACGAGAACTTCAGGGACTGGGCATTGGCTAATGGATACGATCCGACAGCAAAGCGTGGGGTGACCACAATCGACCGAATCGATAACGAGAAGGGATATTCCCCTGAAAATTGCCGGTTCGTCACTCTGACAGAGAATCAGAGGAACAGGCGAGATACGAGAAGGTTCCTGTTTAATGGGCAGATGCTCACTACTGGTGAAGTATCAGAGATAACAGGCACATCGGTTCAGCTGATTGGCGAAAGGCTGAGAAGGGGATGGAGCATAGAACGCGCCGCATTAGTTCCGGCAAGAGTAATGCACTACAAAGATGGGAGTACGAACTATGGAAAATGAAATCACAGTATATGAGGGCAGTAAAGCACTTGTAAAGGTAAAGGGCATGAACTACTCGGTGACGGCACCGATGACCGGGGCGGTAGTCACTCTGAACAGGGACACTGATTTCGGTGTCATCAAGGGTACAAAGAAGCCCAGCTTGTACAAGTCCGGGGCAGAGAAAATCATCGCGGCTTATGGGATGCTTCAGCATTACGAAGTTCTGACGAAAATCGAGAACTACGGCGAAGACCCGTTCTTCATGTACACGATCAGATGTGACCTTGTCCGGGTTTCAAGTGATGGCAAGGAATATGTCTTCACGTCAGGTATCGGCTCAAGTAATACGAAAGAGCGTCGGAACGGCTTTAACAGTGCTTACGATGCGGCACATACGTGTATCCGTATGGCGATGAAGAGAAGCATGGTGGCTGCGGCGGTCAACATCTCTGGGGCTTCAGATCTCTTCACTTCTGACATAGAGGATCTTGATTTTGTCGAAGGCGGATACAAGTCGATCAGTAATACTCAGGATCCCCAGTCGAGGATTTCATCGGCAATGGTGAAACGCCTGTTCGCAATTGCCAACTCAGCCGGGGTGAACGCGGCGAAAGCGAAGGACCGCCTGTCCATCCTCGGCTACACGAAAGCCACGGAACTGACACAGGAAAAATACGATGAGGTCTGTGAGCTTATGGGCCTGGACGATGACGAATTCAAGGAGAGAACAAATGGCAATAAGAGTGCATAAAGGTTTAACGCTGTCAACCAAGGACAAGAGAACCGGCACGGCATCGAACGGCAAGTTTTGGTGCATGTTCTTCGCCCGTCCCGAATCCGATCCCAACAGCAAGGACAGCGTGACTGTCTTCGCATCCAACCCTGAAGAGGCGCAGTGGTTCACGCAGGCGAAGGTGGGGAACATCATCGAGGTGGGGAAGAACAGCCGGAAGAGACCGGACGGCACGTGGGAGACGCGGATTTCGGTGACGGCGCATATCGATGGCGTGAATGCCACGGCGGTGCGTGACAGGGAAGCGTACAAGAGTTTCGCCGAGCAGGTGAACAGCACGGACGAACCCACCAAGGATGACTTTATGGATTTTACCAAGGCGGCGGATTTCAGCGGTGACGAGCTGCCGTTCAACTGAGGTGGAGCATGAAGGTACTGGTCGCTTGCGAGGAATCACAGGAAGTCTGCAAGGCATTCCGCGAGAGAGGTCACGAAGCATATTCTTGCGACATACAAGAATGTAGCGGCGGGCATCCCGAGTGGCATATTATGAGAGACGTCCTTCCACTTCTGAACGGTAATTGTGATTTCTTCACAGTTGGGGGGGCGTATGTAGTTATTGAAGGCAGGTGGGATTTAATTATTGCACATCCGCCATGTACATATCTGACAGTAGCAGCGAACAAGCTTTACAACGTAGATCGGTACGGAGAGAAGGCTGTGAAGAGGTTGCAAGACAGAGAGGACGCGATCGGTTTTTTCATGAAATTCGTAAATGCAGACTGCGAACGAATTGCAATAGAGAATCCGGTTGGTGTTATTTCTACACGATATAGAAAACCAGACTGCATTATACAGCCATATCAATTCGGGCATCCGGTAAGGAAGACAACGTGCCTTTGGTTGAAGAATCTTCCGGCCCTGCAGCCGACAAATGTTGTAGATTTTGAATGCATACATAGCAATGGGAAAAGTGGCGGATACAGCGGCGCATCGTGGGTGGTCCGTGACGAGAGCGGAAAGGTGCTTTCGTATAAAGACCAAAGAGTTTCGAGGATCCGTAGCAAAACATACCCTGGCATAGCAAAGGCAATGGCAGAGCAATGGGGGTAACAATGTGGGCGATCAGAAATAAGCGCACAGGCAAATGGTTGTACGGCACGGACTACAGATACAACCCACATCATTAGAGGACATCGGAAGACAGGGTTTTGACATGGGAGACCGAGCGAGAAGCGGTGGATGAAATGCGGTATCGCAGATGTGGCAAGGACTACGAGACGGTCTGCGTAAGAATAGAAGCGGTGGAATAAAGGAGAATAACATGACAGGACTGATAGCGGTTTACAGAGTTGAAAACACCGAGGAAGAACACGGCTTGTGGCGGAATTTCGATGGTTCGCCCTGTGATGTGCTCACGAAGCTGACAGTAGGCAAGGCAAGAAACCTGCCCATGGAAGACAGCGACTTCTATCGGTTCAATGGGAAGAGGTGGTTTGCCTCAACAGATGCGCCGGAGAAACTGAGAGCATGGTTTCATGCCTTGGACATCATTCAGATGGCGAGGTTTGGGTACAGAGTATATCGGTTTATGGTGACGGAAATCAGAGTTGTCAGCGAGTACGAGGTCGTGTTCACAAGAGACAGCATCGTTGACAAGGTTGCCATCGATCCGACCGAGATATGGAGAGAAATCCGCATTTGCTTGCGGTAAGGGAGTAGCAATGCCAAGACAGAACTTTAAGCAACTCACGGCAGACGAGTTCATCGATGCGCTCGATTCCGTGACTTGGTACAACGGGCTTGCGGAGCATGTCCACCACTGGAAGGGCATGATTACGATACCATTTACTTCCCGTGGCTTTCAAATTTTCAATGACGAGGAAACCGCAAACCAAATTGAGGTCATATGGATGATGGCGGTGGAATTGTTCGGAGATTACGGAACAAGTCCGAGGACGGGGTGGATCGAGGACATCGAAGGATTCCACACATGGATAGACAGAATCACACAGACATGGAGAGATGACAATGCCAAGACGAAAGAAAACTGACACAATGGACATCGTAGCGGAACCTGCGAAGAGGCAGAGACCGATGACAGTGCGACCGAGACCTGAACTCCGTGAGGAATTCGCAATGGCAGGCAAGAAGGCTCTGTCATACGAGGAGACCACGGCAATGGTGATTGACGGGGTGATGCGGAATGTGTTCGTCCGTGAAGGCAAGGACGGAGTGCCTCGGTCGTACTGGCGAGATGATGCCGGAAGGATACGGCGATTGAAGAAATACAACACGGACATCGAACTCGTGGAAGCCATAGAGGAATGGGAGCAGTTCATGGCTGACAGGCTGAATGCCGGAGAGACCATCGTGCCGGATGCGGAGCTGCTTGCCGCCTACCTCGATGTCACTGTCGCACAACTCAAGCGGTGGGAACAGGGCGAACGCGGTGAAGCGTTCCAAAACATCATCGGTGCGGAGATGAACAAGATAGCAGCGGCTAAGAACCAGCTGGCTATGCGAGGGGCCATACCGACCATCGTGTGGGCGACCATGATGAACAACAACCACGGCTACACACAGAACAGCAAGCAAGAGGTCATCGTCACTCGGAAAGACAAGCCGAATGTGGACGCTTTGATCGCATCGGCGAACCTGCTGCCGGATTAAAGGAGAGGAACATGGCAACATTTGCACAATATCACGAACGACCATACGACATGAACGGGTACTTCCTACTCGCCAACGCTGCGATCAAGCTCGCCTACGAGGACTACGTGGAAGCCCTGAAGCGGATGTGGTCATTGAACAAACCCGACCGGAATGCGTCAACGATGAAGAAGTTCGAGCGCATCATGGCTGAGACGCTCATCAGGAGCAAGAAGTGTTCCAACCTCAAGGAAGCGTACTCCAAACTGTACCTGTTCGAAAAAGAGGACCTGCCGTTCCACATCAGCGTGTCCGAATACAATGCGCTGACCATCGAGCGGTGGTTCCAGTCCGACCACTTCCTTCTGATGTCCAGGGGCATAGACGGGCAGGTCTTCATCGACAAGGCAAAGCATGAGGTCGAGAAATGGCTCGCCGACAAGAAGCACCGGGCAAGCGGAAAGAACATGGTCATTTCAAAATCTGTGAGGGGCGAGATATGAAGAAGCTCCTCGGTGCGGGGGCAGGGCTTATCCTTCTCTCCCTGTCCCTGGCACTTGAAACGCATAATATGCCCGTTTTGGCGAGTGAGCGGTGCATAGTCGGAAGGATGGTCAAGAGCGAGGCTAAAGAGCCGGAAAGGGGGCAAATCCGATGCGAGAGGTTCATCATATCGGGGATGCCTTGCGAGAGGTATGAACAAGAGACAAGCGAAGAAACGGAACTGGTACCGCAATGGTCAGAAGGGGAGTGCGCTGTTGGACAGGGATGTGAAGCGGTCATGGGACAGGGTATTCAAGCCGAAGCACATTCTGAGCCGGAAACACACACGGCATGTGGCCAAGTACCTGTACCTCAAGAAACACAAACTGTTGAACGAGTGGATACTGCGGAGACTCTCGCCGATGATGAGCCGGCCTGCGTTCATGATGACGGACTGCTCCTCACCGATTACTTGCGTAGCTTATTGGAATCCTACGGAATCGGATGGTGGTATCCATATGCCTACGCCCAAGTGATGCAAGAGTCCCACTGGAATCCGTACGCTGAGAACGTGAACGGACTTGATAAGGGCTTGCTCCAGTATCGAATCACGTTCTACCCGGGGGCGAATATCTTTGACCCGTACGAGCAGATTCGTATCTATGTCGGGCAGGTGGCGAACAGGCTGAATGCCGGTCTCAGTGTCGAGGAGACCATCAGCAGACACATAACAAGTGACTGGGTAACGGACATCAACTGGCAGTATGTACAGGATGTCCTCAGATGGATGCAATAAAAAACACCAGCTACGGCGAACATTCGCGCTTTCACTGGTTCGGACATAGTATATCACAGAAAGGAGAAAAATGGCAATCGGAATTTTGATAGGAGTATTGATCGGAATCCCTGCGGGAGTGTTCCTCGCAGCGGTGGCACAGACCACACAGAAGAAGAACACGAATTCCATGAGCGCAGACTACAGGGACGGCTATGCGGACGGCTACCTCGAAGGCCTGCATGACGGGCAGTGGAGAAGGGGGATGTGATGACGGCGGAACATGCGATAGATTTACTGAACCATGTCATGGGTCTTCTCGTGGACGGAGAATACATCGAAGCAGTGGGGATGGCGAGGGATGCATTGATGGAGAAAGGGGAGAAAGATGCCGAAACGCTTGATTAACGCAGATACCTTGCGAAGAAATATTTCAATGTACTATGTTCACACGTTAAAGGTCAAAGAAGCCATTGAAGAAATCGACAAAATGCCGAGCGTGGATGCCGTTGAGGTAGTGAGGTGTAAGGATTGTGTGTATTATGATCCGCCGCACGTTGAGAATAACGGTGAACGGCGTGAGTACAGCGAGATGCCAGAAGACGCATTTGATGTCTTGGGCGTAGGCTTAGTGAGTGTGGAGTACGGAATCAATATTAGTGGCAGATGTTGCAGGTATTATAACGTGGGTTATTCAGAAGATAAAAGAGTTTTTGTTCCCGAAACCAATTACTGCGGACGAGCAGAAAGGAGAACCGATGGATGATTTAATCAGCAGACAGGCGGCGATTGATGCCATCAACACAATCGGTCGGACATCGAATTGGAGAGCGGCTATGGCGGTCACGCTTGCAGGGTTGCCATCCGCACAGCCAACGCAATCCAACACAACCCAATGCGTTCAAAGCGTTGGAAGTGTTGGCAATCATATTGACAGACAGGATGCGATTGACACTGTAGTTGAAGCAATGATTGATGGAGCAGATGCAGACATGGTGGAAGGATTGCTCTATCTTGTGCCATCCGCACAGCCGAATGTTCCCGACACGAATGTCGGAGACACAATCAGCAGACAGGCGGCTATTGATGCGCTTGACGGTGATGTAACCGTAACAGGGAGAGCAAACGCTGATGCTGTTCTTGGATACGCAAATCTTATATGTGACAGAATTAAAGGATTGCCCTCCGCACAGCAGTGGATTCCAGTGAGCAGTGGCGAGTTGCCGAAAGAAAACGGTGATTATTATGTCACTTACGAAAAAGGATATGCTGAAGAGTATGAACTTGAATCGGTCGGGATTGCTCCGTATGATGCCGATTGCGAAGCTTTTGGGATTTGGCAAGAGCGGTACGACCCTTTCACGCTAGGCTATCTTGACAGCGACTTCGTAGATATCAAGGTGGTCGCATGGATGCCCTTACCTGAAGCCTACAAAGGAGAAAACGATGGGTGATATGATGCAGTTTCCAGATTCAGTTGATGAGTTCATGGAGAAATATAAAATCGTTGACGCCGAACAAGTCTACACAAATGGCGCGGAGTTGGTTCCGATTTTCCGCATGAAACAGTGGTTTGAACATCTGCCATCCGCACAGCCAACGCAATCCAACACAACCCAATGCGTTCAAAGCGTTGGAAGTGTTGGCAATCTTATTGACAGACAGGATGCGATTGATGCGCTTGGTGAAAGACCGTATTTATGGACAGGCGGAGATTACGAGTTGGGTTGTGTAAATCAGTATGATTCAGACAGGTTAGCGATTGAAACAGTACAACCCGCACAGCTAGAAATGCACGATAAACACACGGAAACGCACGAGTGCGATTTAATCAGCAGACAGGCGGCAATTGATGCGGTTATTCCTGCAATAGTAGAAGGTGCTGATGCCGAAATGGTGGAAGGATTATTATATCTTGTGCCACCTGCACAGCAGTGGATTCCGGTAAGTAGCGGACTATTACCGAAGGCGGAACATGGAGAAGGCGAAGATGTTTTGTGCCAGTTAGAAAATATGCGTAGAATTGTGTTGTATTTTGACGGAGGTAACTGGTGTTATCCATCTGGCGAACCATATAATGGCGTGAATTATAAAAACGGATGGAGTAATAAAGTAGTCGCATGGCGTGAACTGCCGAAGCCGTACTCAGCTACGCAGTATAAGGGGGAATCTAATGGATGATTATGAAGTCGTAAAACATATCGTTGATGGTGATCAGACCGCAAAAAGGGACGCCGGGAAACCCAAATTGACATTAGTTCCTCGCCAAATCATTTATGACATAGCGGAAGTCAGGGAATACGGTAATGCGAAATACGGGGATCCCGACAACTGGAAGACCGTGGACGTACAAAGATACAGGGATGCGCTTTTCAGGCACTTTTTGGCTTATTTAGACGATCCTAATAGTATCGATGACGAGTCGGGCATCCCACATTATAAACACATTGCGTGTAACATTGCTTTTATATGTGAGATGGAAAAGCCGAAGTCGTGGGAAGGCGGTGACCCCGATGGCACTTAACGCAATGTACACACGCGGCTTCGACGCAGGATACAAGCAGGGTATGCTCAGCGGTCTCAAGGGCAGCAAGGCACGGCTCGTCATGGAGCGCGACATGGTCTTCATCTACGGCACCCTCTGCCTTGCCCTCGTGGAACGGCACCACTGGAAACCGGAATCGGTCGAGAAACTGATCGCAGAAGTCCAGGAAGAGTGGATGGCCCTCGAACGCGACAACCCGGACGGCACGAAGGAGACTATGACCGAGCTGGTCGAACGAAGGACAGGGATCCGGCTTGAACAGATGGTACAGGATGTGGTGACACTAGGAATGGGGGAAGACGAATGATTCTGAGCCTAGAGATAAACGAGATGCGCGACACCATCGCAAACCTCTGCGACCGGCTGAACGCACTGGAAGACGAGATGCACGGCATGGCAGAAGACGATGGCATCGGATTCGAGGAGACCATGCGGTTGATCCGAAGGGAACTCGCCGAACGGAACATGACACAGCGTGAGCTTGCGGACACGCTCGGATGCACGAGGCCGTCCGTGAGCCTGTGGTTAAGGGGCAAGCGAACCCCGCCCTTGACATTCGTCATTGGGGCATTGGGTCTGCTCGGATATAAACTGGTGGTGCTGCCTGAGGCACTGCCGTTCACACCAAATGAAGGAGATTAAACAATGGCTAAAGCAACGCAGAAGCATGGAGTGTACATGAACAGGGCGGTGGAAGCTGCCGATGCCATCAATGGGCATCTGTCCGCCGGAAGAACAGACGAAACCGGCGCACAACTCACGTTCCTGAGCGAGATACTGAAGCAGACAGCCGCCACGAACGACCTGCTCGTGATCCTCATCGAAAAGCTCACGCAGAAGGAGCAGAAGTGATGGATGAGGAGAAGAGGGTAACGCCGCTGAAGGCGATCAGAAGGTACTGCTTGGGATGCAGTAACGGCTCATCGAACGAGGTCAAGCTCTGCCCGATTACGAACTGTGAACTGTACGAGTACAGGTTCGGACATAATCCGCACGATTCAAGGCGCGGTGTATCGAAGCCCATGCCGTGGGCAAAGACTTCCGCGGAGCAAGTTAAAATAGGGGCAGAAACGGAAGAAGGTGATGCAGATGAAGAAGTAGTCGGGTAAAGCGGTCAAAACGCTGAAACGCCTAAATTTAACGGAGAGAAAAAGCGTAGAATCAACGGAACAGGGGTAGACACAAGTTGTCTACCCCTTTTTCACGCAGAAATGGACGCACCGCTGCAACGATGCGCCCAAAGAAAGGGGTATCTATGGCTCCAGACTCTCGCCTGTTGTCATCAGTATTTGGTATCGGCTATAGCCTGCTCGACCAGCCTGTCGATGTCCTCACCGCTCTGCATGGGAAGCTCAACCTTGACGAGGCTGTAGTCCGGGGTCAGAAGGATGCCGGTGCCGTGCCTGGGCAGAAGCTCCGCACCCTTCACGTTCAGCACCTGCCTGGACTCTATCGCTGACTTGCACCTAAGGGCCAGTGATGCGGTTATGTTGCTTTGGATCATCGCCGGAAGGACTTCCCTTTTCGGCTGTTGCGTTGCCATGATAACGCGGATTCCGGCAGCACGTGCCAATTGCAGAAGCCTTGTCAAGTGACCGACAACCGACTTGTTATTGATCGTGAGGTCGGCAAGCTCGTCAATCACGAGGTAAATTGTCTTGCCATCGTACTGCTTAATGCGCTGTTGTTCCATGTACCGGAACCGCTGTTCCATGACCTGAACGAGGTCTGTTATCATTTTGCCAATTTCATCTGTGGTATTGGCATATCTTGCCAAATGAGGAACACGCCTGTCAAGCCATTCGATGAGGTCAACGCGTTTCGGGTCGGCAAGCCATAATTCCGTATCACATGCGCTCTGTAAATCGCATATCGTGTACAGAACGCCTTGCAGAACAGTGGACTTCCCGCTTCCGGTCGTGCCAGCTATCAGAAGGTTCTGCTGTTCGGACAGGACGCGGTAGATTTTCCAGTAGGGCATCCCGCCCGTGTATGCACTGACTGGGTGCTTTGTGTTGATGTAGTACATGCGGTCACTTGTTCCTTTCATGTATGTTGTGTTTGTGGTTTCCCATGACAGGGCAGAAGCCCTGTTTCGGCACGTCACCACCGCGCCATCATCAGACGGGATTAGTTCACTTCATAGTCCGGCAGAAACCCAAGCTTGGCTGTGATCGCTTCATCGATCCGGCTCCATGCTTCATCCGTGTCTTCCGTGTCTGGAATCTCACCCCACACCACGACCTCTTCTGTGTCTCGGTTCTTCTCGCCGTCCTCAGTGCGGCATCCCCTGTACAAGGCCCACTTCTTCACGTTGAAATCGCCGAAAAGATACTCTGTATCAAGCCAGTAATAGTAGTCGGGTTCTTTCTCACCGTTCTGCTCGTTGTACAGGTCGATCGCTCTGCTGATGACCTGCTCAAGCTCATCATCCGACAGGTTCCAGCCGCGCGACTCGTTCAACCCGTGTGCGTAGTCGTTAATGTAGCTCGCGATGTTCTCGTAGCCTTTCGTCTGTTCCTCATCCGACCATCCGCAGAAGGTCTCTTCCGTGAAGCTCAGAACTTCTTCCGCACAACCGCCGATCTTTGCGTGAAGCTCTTCCCTGATCGTATCGTTCATGTAGCTGCCGATGTTTTCCATATCGTCATCTGTGATTTTCCGTCCGTAAATAGTCATTGTTCATACCGTCCTTTCATGGTTGTTTGATTTGATTTTATCACAGCCTGTCAAGGCTGAAATGCTCACCGGCTGAGTCGAACAGCCCTGCACCTGTGTGCTTTCCCGGATGAGCAGAAGGCGGTTAGCTGTTGTGATATCCTTTCCCGTCCTCACCGCGCTCAATCAGAACGTATCTGATCGCATCCTTCCCGATGTTGCCCGGAATCGGCTGTCCGTTCGTTGCCATCCACAGCCAGTTTTTGAGCTCGTTTGTATCGTGGTCTCTTGCTGCCATCACTTCCCAGTAGTTGTACATGTGATACCCCCCTTTCACCATTCAATTTTTGCAGAAGGCCCGAAAGCCGCTTTTATTGCCTGCTCGGAAAGCTCCATAACTTTGTCATCATCCCATTCTTCCGTGACCTCATCAAAGCAGGTGCTGATGTCCACGGACACCTCATGCTCATAGTCTTCTGAATCAAGGTGCAGAAAACCTGCATAGTCATCTGCCCAACTAACTGTAAATTTCATGCAGAAGCCCCCTTTCATTCAATTGTCAGATACGCCACGCCCCGCAGAACGGAAAGCAGCACAGAACCTTCATTACAGCACCAGCATTCACATGTGAATCTGTCAGGATGGCAGAACCGCAGAAAACGCTTGCCATCGCTCTTGAAAACCTCATAAACGCAGAACATCAATAAATACCCCTTTCATTGTGCAGAACGTGCAGAACACGCCCGTTTTCAGTTACAACAGGTCGGACGACCTGAAAAGCGCAAGTGGAATCGAACCACCGCGGACCGCAAGCGCGGACCACCGGACCACCGGCACGCCTTGCCCCGTCTATCAGAACTCTTTACGGGGCTGGCTGTTAATGAGACCAACTAATTCACTATATGCGGGGTCCGCGCTTGCATCGTATCCGGTGGAATGCTCAACAAAGAGTACAAATTCACTTTCCGCGCAACCATGACAAGTTGTACAATGCTGGTTATTATCGATCCCGCACCGGCAAATATAAACATTGTTTCCGGCAGCTTTCAAAGCTTTGTATGCTTTGATGATGTAATCACAATGCCCGAAATTGAAACCGATTCCGGGGATACAGGACTTGACTATATTAGCGTTTGAAAAGCTGTCGAATGCGCTTTCCGCGCTTGCATTCTTTGTATATGTCCAAAATACTGTATCATGGGCAAATTCTACGATTTCCGCCCACATCGCGGTATAATCAGCGCTGAAAAAATCACCGGCAGCATGGATTCGTAAAAGCTTTACATGGTCCGCGATGATTTGAGCCATGATAGCACGCTTTACAAATTCCGGGTCGTGACGCGCAAGCCATGTACGAACCATAAGAGCTTTGATAGTACTTGAAAAGCGATAATTTCCGGTCGTGGCGTAACATCCTACGCAATGACAAGGGCAAGTCCCCTTTTCCGTATATACCTTGCCATTAATCACGCTGGTATACTCTTTGTTAGTGGGTAAAGTGGAAAACGTCCAAACGCCCTTGCCTAACTTCTGGTTCCCGTCAACTAACAGAGTGGGAATGAATCCGAATTCAGAATGATAGATTTTGCCGGACTGATACTCGATCCCAAATGCGGAATAGATATCCTTTTTTGACTTGACATTTGAAAGATTGACTGATAACATAAGATATACCCCTTTCATAGTGTTTTGGTTTGCTAGACTATAATTACTTGAATTGGGCCGGGCCTTTACTAGTTGCAGCTAGTATGGGCCTTTTCTAATCCCTTTATAGTATAGCATAATACGCTATATAATACAAGCATAAGTTGCTATTTTTCGTGATTAATTTACTTGAATTATTTCATGTATTCCAGGATATACAATCCGGAGATATATCTAATATAGCGGATTAGGTATAGTGAAGTAGTGTATTAGTAGTGAATAAAGAATAAGTGTATATCTAATAGAGTATAACAGCTTTTATTAAATTATATATTATTAACTAATATAGTATATTAGTACTATATGTATAAAGGGATTTAACCATAGTTAGCAATAGACAACTTGTAAACCCACTTGTAAACCCCTTTAATAGTTAGCGCCGGGTAACTGATGATCCGCTGCCAGGAGCATGATAGTTAGCAATGGGTAACTTATTTATTCGCATAACACTGGTTTTGCGAATAATTATAGTTAAATACATGTTAAAATTGGCGTATATCATACGATCCGCGCCGCATATGGTGCTTTTTGTCTTTTTTTCCGGCTTTGGTGCAGCACAGGGACGGAGATTGTTAATATTTTAACAATTCCCTTAGGCGTAAAGCTCCGCCCCTTTTATGGGGCGTTTAATTATACTGAACTGAGCGGTGCCCTGTGGGGGTATGAGATAAACCAAACAAGCCCCCTTAACCCCCTAATATATTCGCCTTAAATAAAAAGGACTTATAGTCTTAGTTATATACCCCTATAGTCCCCATGCATCTGTCAGATCCATATACTCCTGGAGCGTTTCTGTAAAAGTGTCCTCTCGGAAAATTTTTTAAATACAAAAAAGGGGGGTATATGGTTTAGAAAAAACTATACTGGATGGGGGTTGACATATATAGGTCAATGCGGTATAGTCTGTTTCAGAGAGGACTAGACATAAGTGAGAGGAGACTATGGGAATGAACTATGCAGAGGTGGTTGAGAGGGTTATGCGTAACCACGGGACGAACAGGACGCGGTGTGCGCTGGAGCAAGGTTATGCGAAGAACTACTACTCGTCATTGCTGACAGGAGACCGGATCATGGCGGGGATGTTCCGCGAGACGCTGAAGTACTTAGGGGCCTCCGTGTATGCGGTGAACGGGAAGAAGAGGGTCAGTATAGACGATGTGTTAGGCGAGATGCCGACACGGGTGCCGTTGTGGGCAGTGATAGACCTGCTCAGAACAGTAGGTTTTGGGATGTTAGTGGTTGACGGAGAGGCCGAGTACTTAGTGACTTCAGGAGTAAGAGAGGTGGAAGAATGAAGGTGTATGTGGTGACAGCTGGGGAGTACAGCTCATACGGAATTGAGGCGGTGTTCCTCGACAGGGACAAGGCAGAGGTCTTCTGTGCGAACCACAACAAGTCGGACGCATATGAGTGCTATGTGATCGAGGAGTACGACTCTGCGGATGATGGAATCGAAGCCGTAAAGGAGAAGCTGGTGTATCGCTACAATGTCTATGGACCGCACTACATGGCTCCGAGGTATACAAGCGAACCTGTTGTTATGCATTCTTCAGAGACTGCGGAGTGGACAGAGCGGGACGTGCGGAACGACCGTCAATGGGACAGAAAGCAGTTCCCTTACAGCCAGCGCACCGTCTACCTTGACGAACCCGATGCAGGCAAGGCGATCAAAATCGTACAGGACAGATACGCAAAGTGGAAGGCTGAGAAGGAAGGTTTGACATGAGAACAGACGATGACAGTGCTAGGCTTATCGAGGAAGACCTCGCGGGGAAATTCTCCGGCAGAAAAGTCTCAATAAGCATCACGGATTCTGTTCAGATTCCCGGATGCATCGAAGTACGCGCGAAGGTAGACGAGGTCACTGCCTGCATCACGATGGAAAGGCGGGCGGCGATTGACCATATTCCAATGCGCGCGGTTATTGACGAGTTGGTTTATCAAGTAAATAAACTGCTCTGATCAGAACTAAAACAGAATTGATGGACAGGTGCCTCAAGGGGTGTCTGTCCATTTTTTATGGGTGGAGATATGGCGAAGAAGACGAAACTGGATTCCGAGACACGGGAGAAGTTAAGGGACTCGATGATGACCTTCATGGCGAGGGGCCAGTACGAAGAGGCGTTCGGGTGCATAGGGCATCTGTACGATGATGACTGGCGGTCGGCATACACCTATGTGAAGGCGTTCCGGTCGGCAATGAAGACAGTGGTGAGCAAGGGGGACTCGGATGCTGCGGCGTGTTACGAACTGCTGCACCAGTCCTACATCATGACCGCGCCGGAGAAATTCGATGATTTCATGATAGCGTTGGAGTGGTACAGGGCGGATGCGGACAAGTTTTGGCTGCCGAGGCGGAAGCAGTTGCAGTTCCTTGCGGACATCCTGGAAGAGTTCATCTACGGGGATTTGGACGAGTTGTTCATAAGCTGTCCTCCGAGAATAGGAAAATCCACTCTTGTTATGTTCTTCATCATTTGGTATGTGTGCAAGTACCCGAACAAGTCGAACCTGTACTCATCCTTCACAGAAATGGTGGTGAAGACATATTATAACGGCATCCTTGAGGTGATGCAGGATCCTGCGACCTACGACCTTCCGTCCATCTTCCCAGATTTCAAATTGGCGGCTACGGATGCGAAGGACTGCCTCATCGATGTCGGACGGAAGAAGAAGTACAAGTCGATAACGTGCCGGTCCGTGCATGGTACATTGAACGGAGCATGTGACTGCGAGGGCGTTCTGATCGCGGATGACCTGCACTCAGGCGTTGACGAGGCGCGGAACAAGGACATCCTCGCATCGACATGGGGGACAGTGAAGGCAAACCTTCTGTCCAGAGCCAAGAGCGGATGCAAGATACTGTGGATCGGAACGCACTGGTCGCTGTCTGACTGCATTTCAAACAGGTTGAACATGCTTCTGAACTCGCCGGACTGCGCGAACATCAAGTTCAAAGAGGTGAATCTGCCTGCGATGAATGACGATGACGAGTCCAACTTCGAGTACTTGTTCGGGAAAGGGTTCTCGACACAGGACTACAAGGTCATCAGGGCATCGTACGAACTGTCAGACGATATGGCTATGTGGTACGCCCCGTACATGGGACAGCCGATCGAGGAGAGCGGAGCCTTGTTCACGCCTGCGGACATGCGGTACTACAATGGAGTCCTGCCGGAAGGGGTTGACCCTGACAGGGTATTCATGGTGGTTGACCCTGCGTGGGGCGGCGGAGACTATGTATCGGCCCCTGTGGTCTACCAGTACGATACCGATTTGTATATTGTGGATGTGGTTTTCAATAATGGTGACAAAATGATAACGCAGCCGATGGTGGCGCGGAAGGCAATGGAGTGGGGCGTGTCCGCGATGTACGTTGAAGGCACGAAAGTGACCTCATCCTACGCTGAAGGCATCGAGGAAAAGCTGAAGGAGCATAATTACCGGCTCAACATTCAGACCACCACCAAGCATTGGAGCGGTCAGCAGGGCAAGAAGCAGAGGATATACGATAAGGCACCGGACATCCGCACATGCATGGTGTTCCTGAACAGCGGTGTGCGGTCGAAGGAGTACAACATGTTCATGCAGAACCTGTTCTCATTCAGTTTCGAGGGCAAGAACCGGCATGACGATGCCCCGGACTCCCTTGCGATGGTCATCACGAACGCGTTCTTCGGCTCTGCGAAGGTCCAGCTGCGGCGCAGGATCTTTTAATTATCCCCAAAAGTATAGAAATTACTCAACAATAGTTGACAAAAGTCTAAACCTGTGTTATGTAACATAATGGTACAGTGCATTTGGGTTTTTCATTCCCAGTTCCTTTCACTTACTGTCTGTGGCGGGGCAGACACAAAAGTCCCGCCCTTCGCACCGAATCCTTTGATGGTTCCATTCTGACACCGGAATCAGCATGGAATCAGCAATTCCCTGGGGGTCGGGAATTAAAAGCCATAGACCCTCCTTTTAAATGATCGATATCGGAAAGATGCCCGACCTTATTGACGCGGTGAACGCCATCATCAATAACGGCAAGGTGGCAGAGATAAAAAAGGAACAGAGCGGAACTACAGTGACAGTGGTTGAACAACAGCGGTCACTGAAGCGCAAAATCGAAATAGATAAATAAACAGGACAGATGAATTGATGGACAGGCTTTCGGGCTTGTCCTCTTTTTTTATGCTCGGAGAACTGAACTTATGAGTGAAGAGACGAAGAAAAAGAGCGGGGAACAGGACGAGGGTGTCATCTTCGCAAAGAAGCTGTGCTTCGGTCGGAAGGTCATCCTTTCTGATGCGGAAGAGGTGACGAGGGCGAACGTGCTTGAGGTGCTTCAGAACTCGATGGTGACACACGCAATCAATCGCGGAGACATCGACTACCTCTACAACTACTACCTCGGAAAACAGCCCATCCTCGGCAAGGTGAAGACGCAGAGGCCTGAGATAAACATGCGGATCGTTCAGAACCGGGCGAACGCGATAGTGAGCTTTAAGGTCGGCTACCTGGCGGGAAAGCCGATCCAGTACATTTCTTCCTCGGAAGACGAGTCTGTATCCTCTGCCGTAGCAACTCTGAATGACATGATGCGTGTCGAGGGCAAAGTCACGAGAGACCGTGAACTTGTCGAGTGGCAGATGATATGCGGCACCGGTTACAGGCTTGCCTTCCCGAAGAGGGAACAGGAGAAGGTGCCGTTCAGACTGTACACGCTTGACCCGCGCACCACCTTCATCGTGTACGCGAACGATTACACGAGGCGGCCCCTCATGGCGGTATCGTACAAGACCATGCTGCCGTTGGGCGCGTCAGCTGCCGGAGTGTTCGGCGGAACCATCTGCACAGTGTACACGGACACCGAGATTTTCACTGTTTCAGACGGCGAGCTGACCTCGGTCGAGAAGAACAGCCTCGGCATGATGCCGATTATCGAATACCCTGCAAATTCAGCGCGGTTAGGCGCATTTGAGGTGGTCTTAGACCTCTTGGACGCGGTGAACGAACTTGACTCCGGTCGTATGGATTCGCTGTGGCAGTTCGTGGAATCCCTGCTCGTTTTGTACAACTGCGACCTTGAGGAAGGCGTGACGGCGAACAGCATCCGCGAAGCCGGAATGATCCTTCTGAAGTCGGTGGGTGACCACCAGCCGGAAGTGAAGGTCATCTCAGAAGTCCTTTCCCAGAGCGACAACGAAACTCTGAAGGATTCCCTGCTCCATGCGATCAATGTGATTGCCGGAATGCCCTCACAGGGTACAGGTAACACAGGGGATTCGTCCAACAACGGAGCGGTGGTGCTTCGTGACGGATGGCAGGGAGTGGAGACGAGAGCGGAAGAGTTCGAGGCGGAATTCCACGAACCGGAGATGCAGATGCTCAGAGTGGTGAGCCGGATCTGTTCCTCACAGGACGCATTGGAATTCGACCCTGCGGATGTGGACATCAAGTTCACGAGACGGAACTACGAGGACATTCTGAGTAAGTCTCAGACCCTTGTGACCATGCTGAACAGTCCGTTGGTACACCCCCTCAAAGCTTACGAGGCAAGCGGTTTGTTCGTTGACACACAGGAAGCTTTCAACATGGGCATGGAATGGTACCAGTTCAAGAAAGAGGAAGAAAGACAGGAAGCCCTTGCCGCACAGGGTGGTGACGGCAGTTCCTCTGCCGTGAACGACTCGCAGAGAGTATTCGTTGCGGCGCACTACAGGGATGCCGAGAGGAAATAAACGATGACCTTCCCTTGGGATGAGTTGAACATCATCAGAACAAAGATTGAAGAGTTGGTGGTTGGGTATGAGTACGGCGGCGAGAAACGCAGGCACATACCCGCCAAAGAATGCGAGGACATAATCCTTGAGTTCCTCATCGATTCGTACCTCATGGGCAGTGACTATGTCACAGGGATGTTCGGACACGAGCCGATAACCCCCGATACAGAGGAGATGTTCGACAGCGTTTACAGGAAGGTGGCAGGTAAGAACTTCGTTGAGCGTGTTTCTGAGTACTGCAAGACAGGGGCCGTTGAGGACATCATGCGAGTGGCTGAGACGGATTCGCACAGGGTGTTCAATGACTCGGAACTTCGGACGGCGAAAAAGGTCGGCGCGAGTACGAAGACTTGGAACTGTATGTTCGTGAACTCAAGGGACACACACATGTACCTACACGGAACGACAGTGCCGATAGATGCAGAATTCTATACATTCATGGGCAACCATGCGGAATACCCCGGACAGTTTGGGGTAGCCGAAGAGGACTGCAACTGCCATTGTTGGCTCACGTTTAAATAGCACATATCGGTGGGATAGGTAGCGCAACCGAACCCCGTGACCTTGACGGCTTCCCACCGATTAAATTCAAGGGCTACTGAAGGAGTAGACACATATGAATAGAACTTATTGCGTGTATATGCACGAATGTCCAAACGGGAAACGGTATATCGGAATCACTTCTCGTTCCCCCGAATCTAGGTGGAATTGTGGGCATGGTTATGATGAGCAATTTTTTGGGAAAGCCGTGAAGAAATATGGGTGGGAGAACATCAGCCACACGGTTCTGTCGTACGGGTTAACAAAGGAAGAAGCCGAGGAAGCCGAGAAGGGATTCATTAGGTTATTCAAGTCCAACAACCCCAAATACGGATACAACTGCACAGAAGGAGGAGATGGTTGCGCTGGTCGACCCGTCACGGATGAACAGAGAAAATTCATGTCTGAGACATCTAGGAAGATGTGGCAAGACCCTAAAACTAGGGAACGATTGCTGAAGCATCTAGCTGAGATATCCGACAAAAATCGTGGAAGAAAGATGCCGAGGGAAGCGGTTCAGAAAACGATTGAAGCTCATAGCATCCCGGTACTTCAGTACGACAAAAAACTCAATTTTGTGAATCGATTTTCTTCACTCAACGATGCGGCGAGAGCGATTGGAGCGAGCGAGAACACCCTTATCAGTAGGGTGTGTAAAAAGAAGAGTTATACGGCATATGGATTTTATTGGAGACATGCTGACGAGCCGATAACGGAAGAAGAGAAAAAAGAAATTCTTACCGTAAAACCTCATCCAAACGGGAAAGCGGTTCGGCAGTTTTCGTTAGATGGTGAATTCGTGGCGGAGTACGAAAGTTTGCACGCCGCAGAAAGAGAGACCGGATTTAGTTTCAAAAATATATGGAATAGCGTTTCCGGTCTAAAGCATACGGCATACGGATACAGGTGGGCGTATGCGGAACGAGATTGAGAGGAGTATGAGATGGACAAAAGACCGAAGGTGTCCGTCATTGTCCCGATGTACAACGCTGAGAAGTACATCGAGCAGTGTTTGGACTCGATTCTGCATCAGACAATCGTGCGCGACCTCGAATGCATAGTAATTGATGATGGATCGCGCGATAAGTCCGGCGAGATTGCCGACACGTATGCAGAGAACTACCCGTGGCTGTTCAAAGTGGTGCATCAGGAATGCATCTCACAGGCGAACGCAGTGAACAGGGGATGGAAGATGGCGACCGGCGAGTACATAGCCGAATGCGATGCGGACGATTTCTGCTCCATGCGGATGTACGAAAAGCTCTATGACATGGCTACCAATCCCAAGTATGACGGAAAAGCCGATGTGGTGGTCTGCGGATTCTTCGGGGTATGGGACACCGGCTATACCCAGCCGAATTACCTCAAGGTGCCGGACAAGTGGCTCAGAGTCAACCCCATCGAACTGAAGGGCAAGGAACAGGCACTCGTCTTCGGAAAGGTGGTGCTTCTGCCTGCCGGGATCTACCGCAGGGAGTTCATCATCGACAACGAACTCTTTTGGCGAGAGGGCGGTCAGAACTACGAGGACACCTGCGTGTCGTTCAAGATTCGGGCGATGGCAAGGGACTATAGGTTCGTGAACGAGGCCCTGTACTACTACCGCAGAGGGAACGACTCAAGCGGTTCCGCCACCATCTTCGATGACTACGCAATATGCGAACAGTACGAGGAGATCGAGCGGTTCTGCAAGGAGCATGACCTGCCGTTCATGGATTACATGGACACTCGAAGGTACTACGACTACACATGGTCGCTCAAGCGTACCCCCGAAGGTGACAGGCAAGTCCAGTTCCTCGTGAAATGCACAGAGGACTTTCAGAACCATCCGGCGAACCGAGAGTACTTCAACACGGAAGACGAGTTCAAGTGGTACTGCATCATCAAGTACGGCGCGTGGCTCGAACTGGGGGTGCA